TGGCAAAAAACTAAAGGCCTTGGCCCGTTGTCTAGCATCCTTTGATACTTCGGTAGTACTACACTGATTAATTATTGAGGCCGTCTGTCTGTGTATGTCTTTACCTTCGAGTATGTCGGCTATGCCTTGTGCATCTCTAGACAGTTCGCAGGCCGTTCTAAATTCTAGGCCTGAGTAATCGCCTTCAATTATCTTTCCGTTTTTAAATCGACTAACAAAAGCAGACCGCACAGGAAAGCCTCTCTTCGGCTGGTTCTGAAGATTTGGACCAGAGGAAGATAAGCGCCCAGTAGCAGCCACACACTGATTAAAGTTTGCGTGTAGAAGGCCATCTGATCTAGTACCTTTTTCGATACCCGCAACGAAAGAGTCTAAGTAAGTAGTTACAGCATTTAGTCTGCTCATCTTAGTCAGAAACTCAATAGCCGTATCATTATTTTTAGCCTCAGCCTTGGCAACAAGTCTTTTTATAGTTTCCTTGTCTGTCTTAAAACCGCCCATAGCAGCATCAAAGGCGCTGTCGGGAACCATTTTAAGGCCAGCTACTATGCCGTTGGACTGATAGATAGCACCCAGACCTGAGCAGGTCTTACACTTGGTTCTATTCTTGTAAGGATCTCCAGAAACTTTATATTTCTTACCCAGCTTTATTTTGGTAACCATTTTAAATTTCTGGATAGTTCCAATACCGCTGCAGTCACAGCAACTCACCGCATCAGTCTTATAGATTATTTTAGTAGTAGCTCTAACCGCTGCATTAAACTGTGCGGGGGTCATGTGGGGTGGTCTTAAAGATTTACCAGCCTCATTAGTTCCAATATTAAATGTTAACTTGTGTGACTGTTTATCGATGACGGTACGGGAGTAGACCACTTTGGTCATGTCATCTTGGGAGTTAAGATTAATAGGAGTGTCTCCCATCACAGCCTCAACTATGTGATTAAGTCTTGCAGTTAGCTCATTCTTTTCGTTCAAGAAATCAGTCTCTACTTTCTTTAGTACCTCTAAGTCTATGTAGGCTCCGTTGCGCTCTATCTCTACTAGAAACAAAAGCATATCGTTCATATGATCACAGACCGTAACAAGAGATTTATTCTCTTCAGCATAGAAATCTGACTGTTGATGTAGATATAGCTCACCCGTAGTATGGATATCAGCTTCCGCATACTCAAGCATTGTATCTAGAGGCATTGCCTCGAAACCAATCTGTTCTTTGAATAGACCGTCTATGAGGTCACTCTTCTTCTGGCTCCGAAGATTTCTACGTTCTGCAGACATCTTTAAAGATACCGGATTTCTCCGGCTCTTCTGCAAAATAAACTCTGCAATCATACTACAGTAGATTTTTAATGTGTCTGGTATAACGAAACCCATTTCTTGCAGCCACTGCACATCGAACTTAGCATTGTGGAATACCACGATCTCAGCCTTGTACAGTGCAGCCTGAAATGCATCAGGACTGTCTGGGGTAGGGTACTCATTATGATAGTAGATACTATGCTGGTAGTCTTCTACCGTATCCCATCCTATCCAGCCCCAGTGGGCAGAGACACAACGGTTTAAAGGGTTGAAGGGGCTATTGTCTGGCCTGCGTCCATCAGTAAAGAACTCTACAGTAGTCTCTAAGTCAGCAATCAGAACCGTGTGGTCTGGCTCAAACGACATAGCGGTTAACCTCAGCCTCTAGGTTGCACTGCACTGTGCCATGATACCCGCTGATTTTGTTTTTCATTATGGTAATCCAACGTGCCGGATCATTGTCTTGTTCTTCAGAATTTATACGGCCAATGCCCAGCATGATGTCGCTCTCTGCAGCCTTGCCAACCTTCGAGCCTTCCATCATGGACATAGTGATACGGGTCTTGCCTTCAGCCTCAGCACTGCACTGGCTATTACCAAGCACTGCACAGTCAAATTTCTTGGCGCACTCTCTTAAACGGTAGTATAGCTCACGCAGTCTTTCGTGGCCTGAATTAAAATTACCATGTAATTCGATCTTGTCAGCCATATCAATCATACAGATATCCGGCTTTTCCTTGGCAAGGTATCCCTCTAGCATCTGCACATCCCAGCCTTGGGCGTCAACAAACAGCAGGCGGTCCTTTATACCGGAGTACTTGGCTATTGCGGATGCTGGATCAAACTCGATCTCTTCACGGGTCATCCCAGTATAAGATCCAATGGCTCGAAGCTTGGTTCTCTTGGAAATTTCCTCATTGCAGATGTACACAACCTTAGCACCCTGTTGGCAGAACCCCGCTGGTGCAGCACACAGACTAACTGCCAGTGCAGTCTTGCCCACGTTTGAGTAGGCGGCAATGACCCCGAACTCTCCACGGCCTATCCCGTATACTTTTCTGGACAGGGTTTCGATGTTAAACTTAAATCTGTTATCGTTAGAGGTGCAGGCCAGTAACTCATAGATGTCATCTGTGCAGGCATCCCCGTAATTGTCAGGCAGATAACCAGCAGACACCCTGTCAAGGAGTGCGTTAAGTCGGTCCATTGCAGACACTTCACCCTCAGACATAAGGATTCCAAGGTTAGCTATGTCTAGCCCTACGCTCTGACGCCATAAATGTTCGATAACATCTGTTGAAATGTCATCTGACAGAGGCTCTGCTACGCTGATGCTACCGATTATGTCTTTTATCTCTGCAGCCCATGAAGCAGTGGCTGTAGGGTGGGTTGCTTCCCAGAAGGTAAACAACTCAGTAGTTGTAATGTCTTTTTCAAACTTGTCGTGGGAAGTAACTAGTGTGTCATATACTTCTTTTACAGTATCATCGAACAAAGAAGATCTTAACTTAGCTTTGTTTTCTAGATAGAAATCGTTTCGAAGTAAGTTTTTTAAAAGTGAATGGGTCATCTACAATATCCTTAGTTGGCACTCTACTAAGTGTTTGCAATAACATACTCTAACAATAAAAAAAAGCCCCTAAAATCAATAGAGGCGTTTTAATTTGTAACTACTTATAAACAGTAAATAATATTTTAGTGGTTGGACCTAAATTTCATATTTTTTATGTCCGGACTATCTTGCCCTCTTCTTTCTTTCATGTCCATTTGGTAATGAACAACTCTTTTATTATCTTTAACAATGTTAGCTATGGCTGCTTCAACTTTGGCTTGTTCTTCTGCTGCTTCTTTAAAGCCACCACTTTTTTCGATATCAAAATCAATCAGAATTATTGCGCGACATTTCATGTTTGTACTCCGTAGATTAGTTTAACTCTCTTTCTTTATGTGACACTTAACAACTTTTGTATTTTCTCCGTGCTTAAATACTTTAGATCCTTTTGTGCGAATCGTATATGTATTGGTTGGTTAATTTTTTTATGCTGAACAATAGACTTCAAAGAAGCGTCTTTGTCAAGAACTAAGTAAATTTTCGTGTAAGTACTAAGTGTTAGCTTAATACTTGAAGTAATGGTTGTGCCTAGCAAGGCCACTCCCACGTACCCTGACATCCTACTAATACTGCAGGCACTAGGCACATCCTCGACTAATATAGCTGTGGACCCTTCACCAACGTGAATGCCATTAGGAAGTTCTCCATAGCTGACCCACTTAGGGCCAATGCCAGACAGAGTTCTACCAACAGCACCCGTCTTAGTATAGAAGACTACTCGATCTTCTGCCGGAGAGTACCGTACTTCGATGTAGCCATTCTTGAATGCTTCTAAACTATTCACAGAATTTAAGAAATCTATGGCTCTTGGAGCATTATAAACTGAAGTGGTAATCGAAGGAACAGGTCTAAAGTTTGATTTTCCTTGTGAGATAATCTTTGCAAGGTAGTTTTTGACTGCCCTAACATCTCTCTTTCCAGAGTATATGCCTTTACCATTACATGAGGCTCTGTAGCAGTTCCAAAGAGTTTTACCATCGTGCTTAGAGATAGCTAATTTCTTTACTCCGTAGCAGAAGGGGCATTGTATTACTTTGCTATCACCTTCTCTTATCGGTATGTCTTTTATTATTGCTAACTGTTCTGCGTAGGTCATTATCGAAGTCTTTCGCTAGTTAATTCGTTGGCTACACCAACCCCCACGGGTTGATCCGTAGGATATATAGATAATTGTTTCTGTCAACATTTAATTAAGTGTTGGTGTTGTATTTAGTTAACAGTCATCTGACCTAAATACCCCGTAAGTCATTGAAAACAATACAAAAGCTATTAATCAATTGGTCGTAGGTTCGATCCCTACCGCCGGAGCCAACTATTTGATTTTGTTATGTTTTTACTAAAAAAAAGTAAATAATTCATTCATATTCAGAAATATTCACCAAAATTAAAATATGAATAAAAAAAAGGCAGCGAATCTTTGTCTAAAAAATTCACCGCCTATTAACTTTTTTATCTAAGTCGCTCTGTGTAGGCACGGCACTGTTTATCTATTACTTCTTTAGTCCAGTACTTCGTGTCACATCGAACACACTCACGCTTTCTACGGGTGTACCGGATACCCTGCTTCACAGCAGGGCGGGAGTCAGTCACAACGGTTTTGACTGCACCACAGTTAATACATCCAGTTAAGTCTACCTGAAGTTTATCCATCATTCTTTCTATCTCCATAATAAATATGTGATCCAACCACACAATGTTTCTTTAAGTGGCTATTCCAGTACGGGTTAACATATGTTGCATGGTAGTGAAGCGCTGCACCTACACAGTCTATCTTTACTGTGTCCGGATATTTTAAAACCAGTGCAGCTAAATCTTTAGCCTGTGACCATGCGCCTTTCTCGCGGGGATTATCGCTTAATCCGTCCCAGTACCAGCTGAACTGGTCTTTTTGTTTTACCACCTCACAGACAGTGTTGGGGTACTTAGGACTAGAAACACGATTTAACGTGACCTGTGCTATGGCAATTCTAGACATATAGATCTCACTGCGCCCTTCGTAGTAAAGGTTCAGGGCCAGACACATGACTGTAGCACTAACCATCTGCGCGTACCTTCATAGCCATGTCTGCCTCTATGTTTCCATGCAGGGCATACTTCCTAAGCATGGTAGGGTTTTTATGTCCGGACAAGGCCATCAACTGTCTGTCGGTACAACCTGCGCGTGAGGCTGCAGTTAAGCCCGTGGTACGCAAGTCATTAATCCAGAGGTCAACAACCTTATCAGTAAACGCACAGACAGTCTGAGGCAGGCCAAACTTCTTCCTGAGTACAGCGAACTGTTTATTAGTCCTGTCTGCAGTGTAGGGCTTCCCCGTTCTCTCATTGCGAAAAATGTAGGGGCAGTCGTTTTTCTTTATGTGCAGATCAAGTCGGGCCTGCACTAGGTCACTAATCTTCAGAGACATCCTTGCGCCTGTCTTCTCTTGCTTGAAGTTAAACCTGCCATCAGAGATGTTTGCCCACTTGAGTTGTCTTATGTCACCGATCCTCTGGCACAACTCATAGCCAAGCCTGATCATAGAACCGATTGAGGTTTTACCCTCAAGGTCACAGAACGTAATCATCGTTTCCATCTGGGCTTGGGACCATAGAACGTGGCGCTCATCCTCTTGCGGTTTCTTCATTCTAGAAAACGGGTTAGCCTCTACTAGCTCGATGTCTATGGCATGGTTCCATGCAGAACAGAATGGCGTGATGGTAGCACTCGCGTGATGAGTACCCTTCTCTTCTGCCAGATCCTCATACAGTGCCAAGGCATCCTTCCTTCTGAACATTTCATAGGGAATATCCTGAAGGCGTCTTTTAGTAGAGCCGATACGTCTGAGCAGTCCACGATCAAGATGACTGTTATAGTGTATCTTACTATTCTTAGACAGGCTCTTGTATCGGCGCGACTGTTTGTACCGCATGATCAAACCACCCACAGTATTTTCATCAATACGCATTGCGGGAACCTCTGCGTCTTTACCAGATCTATAGGCAGACCTAATTTCACGGGCGTGGTTCTCTGCTTCGATCTTATCTGTGTAATAATAGTAGTCTTTGATCTTAGGGTTTTTCTTACGCAGCTTATCTACAATTTTAGTAGCCAGCTTCACTTCCCAAATAAGGCCCAGCTTTTTAGTACGCCTGCTGTAGACGTATGGAACATTACTTTTGCTCATTTTCAATCCTTTTCAAGTCTAGGGCGTCATCTACTCGCATCAAGTATCTGTACATCACAGTCTGAAGGTCTTGCAGTGATGCAGCCTCAGAGGCATCCATAAGATCATAGCGATTAGCTTTAGCACTAATTTTGTTGACAGATTGTGGAGCCTCAATCACAGGCTCCACATCAGGCTCTGGTGCGTCATGCACTAAAAACGAACCCACTTTGTTGTCGTTAAGAAACGCCATGAGATTGGTCTTATCTACTGGCACTTCTATTATACGCATTTCATTACCGAACTGCTTTCGAGCGTCAGCCTGAGTTCCTACCCATTCTCCGCGATTATTTGTGTAGAGTTTCATTCGTATGCTCCACTTCGTATGCTCCACAAAGAACTTTAATCCGGCGCATGGCCTCATAAAGATCCGCTGCTGTTTCATGCATGCCGGACTCTTCCACATCTTTTGCAAGCCTTTGTAGATACTGAGCGTACTCAAAGTCAGTCATGTCACAGACGGGTTTCTGCTCATCCATTGCCAAACTCCCCATGCTTGTATTTATGCAATGCGGTATACCCATAAATATTGTAGTATACTTTATCGTCATTAGTTTCGGGAG